CTGCTCCTAATGTTCCTTGAAAAACATAGCCTGATGGATAAATTATTCTGCCGTTGCCTGGATCAACTGTTGGCCTATATGTTACTCCATTTGCAGTATAAGCTGCTGGTATTTTTACTTTTATACCTTTTATTAAATAAGCTCTTCTTGGTACGGAATTAAATTGTTCAGCATTAATTCTAAGACCTATTAAAGCACTATTTGGATAATTAAACCTTCTTCCAAATGTTACATTTCCAGAATTATTTTTAGTTTGAAAATGTTCACAAGTAAATTTTTTACTATTAATAACAGAAGCAACTTCCATTCTTCTGTTTTTAGTTTGATTTGGATTTGAACTAGCATTATAAGGAGGAACAAATTCACAACCGATACTATCTCCAACCTCTAAATTATGATTATTTGTAGTAGTAATTGTTATGATCTTTCCGTTTCCACCACTTCCATTGTCATGTGTAAATGTACCATTAAAATTTTTTCCTTGTTCTTTAACGAGAGTTGTTGAAGATACAAAAAAAGCACTTGTATGACTTATATAAGTATCAGAATTTGGTTCACCATCATCATCGTCAGCATTCATAAAGGCCGTATCATCGGCTATATTAGTATCACCAGCAGTACCAGTTCTTACAACTTTGAATGCAATAGGAAAATTTGCATCTGAAAAATTACCAATATTAAATTCATATTGTTTTTGATATAAATCAGGAGTTCTTCCAGTAATTTCTTGATTGATAGATCCATTTATACCAATATCAGTAAATGCTCCATTAGCTAATGATCTTTGAAATTTAAATGTAAATTTAGTTCCTAAAGTATCTCCATTATTTTTTATTTTTTGCAACATTGGAACACTTATTAAAAAAATAATAGAATCTACACTTTCATCGGTAATACTAAAAGTTTGTCCAGTTGCATCTACTTGAACATTACTTTGCGGATTTGGAATAACATTTGCTGCTTGAACAAAGCCACCTATTACAGATTGACTTGCAGTACCAGATCTGGTTCTAACAATTACATCATCAAAATTAAAACTACCATCAGAATTTTGTAGAGGTGTATTATCTAAAAATATTGATTGCATAAATGAATCTGCTGCATCAGGAATTGGATTAACAAAACCTGGATCTACCAACCCTTCAATTTGTCCTTCACTTATAAGATCAACAATACGACCATAAGACCTACTATTTAAAGAATCTTCATCAGTTGATGGTGTGCGTGACCCGCCGCCGCCACCTTTACCGCCGCCACCAGAGCCACTAATAAATTTATCAATCATTCATCAACCTCTATGTCAACAGTATCAATTTTTGTTGATATTGGAATAGATCCAACTATTGTTTTGCCATATACAATTGGAACGGCAGTTCCAGACCGGGTAGTTTGTTGCACTCCACTAAATGAAAATGATTTGATAGGATCTGATTCATCGTCAGGCAATTCGGGAGTTGGAGTTAATAATCCAGCAACACCGCTAATAACTAATAAAAGACCAATTTTACCAGCCAACGCAAACATATTAATTCCTGTAATAGCACCAGCAGCATTAGTAGCAAAAACAGGGGCTTTTAGAAAAGCTCCAAACCCCATACCAGAAGTAGCAAATCCTATTCCTATTAATGCAATACCAGCTATTATTTTTCCTATATTTCCAGCACCACTTACTACAGGTACAATTTTTATATCTAAACCACCACTAGGAAAATCTAATAAATCCTCATCAATATTGTGTTCTCCCATATAAACTTTATAAAACTGATTAGACATATGCTTTTCTAAACCAGCAAAATTAACTTTTAAAAAACGAACTGCGTCTATTGGTTGGTTTACAACAGCTTGAAATTCATTATTGCCACCGCAAAAATCTGCTAATTCTCCATATATTTTTATCTTACTTAACATAACGCAACCTCTTGCCAGTACATTTTACAAGCCATTCGCCATAAAAATCCTTTGAACTTAGTCTACCTTCAATATGATGTAAAACCATCTGTTGTGGCAATAAAAATACACCAACGTGATTTAATCCTGTGCTATTTATAGCCATAAGTAAACTATCTCCATGCTCTAATCCTTCCTCTTCTGCTAATTCTCTAAAGCCTGTTTCTTTAAAACACTTGTCAAAATATGGGTGCATTCTGAAACTTTCTGGATCTGGAGGTCTTTCCCAATCTCTTAAAATAATACCTACAGACTCGTAATAGTCTTTTACAAGAGTCCAACAATCATGCACTCCGAAAGAATAATGTCTTCCTATTAAAGGAGCTTTATATCCTGACGGTTCAAACTCATGCCATTGACCTAATGCAACTGCATATATGTACCAAACTTTTTTTGAATTTTCACAAGCAGTTAAATCAGCAGAACTGGGAAACGGAGTTTGATATGGATGTGAATGAAAAATCCCAACAATTGTTCCAGAATCCTCTGCTTCTGCATAATCTATAGGATCAATAATAAAATGATCATATGTATTTGCAGCTATATTCCTACATTTTTTATATCTTTTACGGCCTTTTACTACAACAACTAAACCACAAACTTCAGAAGGAAACATATCTTCTGCGTGTTTTTGTGCTTCAATTCTCCAATTACTCATGAAAAGCTCCAATACCAGGAAATTGCCTTGGTAGCACTTGTCTTTTAGGAATTTTTACATTAGGTAAATCCCAAATTGCACTTAATTCAAATTCAACCATTTGACGATTTTCTGTAGATTTGCGATTAATTATAAAAACTTGATCTCTACTAGTTGCATTTGTATTAGCAGTTGTTTCGCCATCCAAAAACATTGCTAAAGTCTGAATTCTTGTAACCTTTGCATTTAATAAATCATTACCTGGTGTTATATGATTAACTTCTATAAGAATAGATGAAACAGTTGATAGTAAATTACTTACGCGAAGTATAGGTCTAGCAATACCATCATTTTGACCAGCTTTTTGATCAAAGCCTTCCGCTTCAATTGGCATCGGAGTATAATTTTGACTTCTAAAACGAACAACTCCAACACCATTAGCTTTCATGCCAGAATGCCAATAATATTTAGTAGTTACGTTAGATGGATTACCAGTTGCATAATGTGTTCCTTCTACAAGTTCTAATTGAAACAATTCAATAACTGCACTTGGATCTGGTTTTTGTAATTCAGTTATATAAGAAGATGTCATGGCTCAAACACTTCACGAAATACTAATTCAATATCATTTAAATCATGTGAAACTATTGTTACTGAAGGATTTTCACATACCCATTTACCACTTGCTCCAAAAGGTGGTGTCCAATCAAAAGATGATGCTCCGTTATTACCTTTTAGTGGATCTGATAAAAAATTTAAAATATTAGTTGTTACAGTATTTGATCTATTCAAAAAAGATAATGAGAATGATCTTCTAGATGCATTTATTCCTCTCTGAATACGCTGCTCATATCCATCTCCTAGTTCTGTTTTTAAAATATTATTTTCAATTGCTAATTCCGGTGAATAACTAGGAGATACGTCAGAACCAACGTCAGTAGAATTAAAAGTAGCCATTATGTGTAAAGAATACCTCCTGGTCGTTTTTGTTTAACAAGTTCTGCTTCTATAGCAGCACCTATCATTTTTCCTAACTGTGTTGCCTTCATATTATTACCTTGAGCAGAAGTATTGCCAGCATTTACAGAAACATTAACAACATTACCTCCACCTCCTGACGACTCAACTCCTAACTTTCCTTGTTTGGTGCGCTTCAGCGGGAGTATTGCTTCTGACCCGGCCTCGCCCATCAAGCCAATTCCATCCTTAAATGGGAAGATAGTGGGAGAATGGACAACGCCTCCTCGTGCAAATTTTTGTATACCATTTCTGCCATATACATTTCCCATTGCGTTTTCTACTACACCACCATCTGCAAAGTTAGGAAATATTGCCCCAAGGAGAGGTTTAATAAAAGCTTGTCTAACAATTATTCTTGCCATATCTGCCAATATTGACCTAGTGAATTCTGCAAAATTTAACTTTCCTGTCATTACAAAATTAACAATTGCATTTTCCATATTTTTAAATGCTGAAGTAACTGCTGCTCTTACCTCTTCAGCACCAGTTTTGATACTATCAAAATAATCTTTTATACCAGCCATTACACCTTCATATTCAATCGGTTTTTGTAAGAGTTCTCTAACGTATTCAAGATTAACGCCAAATTCTTTTGATAGTTGTACAGCTTGTTGATCTAATTTTATTTGGTCAAATTTTTCTTGTGTAATCTGACCCGTTAATAATTGAAAATCTAAAAATGCATTATATTTTTTATTTTCTGCTTTTTCTTCTTCATCTCTTAATTTTTGAGTGAAATCTAATCTTTTTTGTAAATCTTTATCACTAAGTTCATCACCACCACCATCACCACCACCACCATCACCACCACCACCATCACCACCTAAACCTCTACGAAAAGCACTAAAAGAATTATCACCGCTTTCAAATTTTGGAGTACCATCTGAATTGAAAAAACCAGCAATAGTTGCAAAATCTTTTTTTGCTTGCGCTGCTGTATCACTCAAACCTTTTTGCATTATTTCCATTGCCTTTTTAAAATCACCCATCGCTAAATTTCCAGAAATAGCGGCCAAATCTATAATGCTTCTTGTTAAAAATCTTACAGAAGCAAAAGTTGCAAATGCAGAAGAACCAATAGTGGAAATTGTTATTTTTAAAGATTCAAGCGCACCTTCGTTTTGTGCTATAGCCTCTCCTATATCAGCAAAAGATTCTTGAAATGCCGCGCCTATTGGAATAATTGCTTTACCAACTGCATCTTTTAATTCAGATAGTTGTGTTTGCAACCTATCACCAGCAGCTTCTGGAGCTTTTGCAAGAATTTTTGCATTTTCGCCATACCTTTCAAATAAAGTATTTGCGAATTTCATAAAGTCATCAAGAGTAACTTTACCTTGCTCTAATGCCTTATCTAATTCTGCTGGAGTTTTACCCATTGACTCAGCAAATAAAGTAAACGCACCGGGTAGCCTTTCACCCAATTGTTGTCTCAATTCTTCGGCTGATACTTTGCCTTTCGAGAATACCTGGCTAGTTGCTCGCATCGCTGCTTTCATATCTTCAAGGTTTCCACCAGTACCTCTAATACCAGCAGCAATTGCCTCGAAAACTTTTTCTGCATCTGATACAGATTTACCAGCACCTACAACTGATGCTGTTAAAGAGGTAAATTGTCTTGTTATTACTTCTTGTGGTATTGCTAAATCTCTTGATGTTTGTAATAAAAATTTTTGTGACTTTGTATATTGTTCTGTATCCCCAATGACTAACCTTAAAGCTTTGCGTTGCAAATTTAATGCAGCAGAATATT